GTCCAGCACTAGTTGTTGCAATACCAACTACTACAGGAGTGCTACTTTGACATTGAAAAGTTATAGTGGTTACATTGTTCCCAATAAGAACATAATTACTTGGTGTTAAATCTGTTGATGCAAGTGCCATTAGTTTTCTTCCTCAGTAGGATCTTCTTGGGTTACTTCAGTTTCATCATCAACCAATTCGTCACTATCACCAAAAAGATCTGCAGCGACCACAGGCCTTCCCACTTCCAGACGTTCTGATGATTTTTGCATCAAAATATCTTTGATACCATCAGAGATCTCATGAGCTGGTGCATCATTAAGAACTAGGTCAATCAATTCAGTAGGATTCATAATGTTCGGAGTATACTACAGATTATTTATATTTCCCCACCCTCAGGCGCTGCAGTTTCCTGTTCGCCTCCCGCTTGTGGATCTAAAGTTGCTGCAGTTTGAGCCTCTGTTGACGCAATATCTGCAGCTTGTTGCATGGTTTCCATCGCTTGAGCTGCAGCAGGATCCATGTAAAGACCTGCTTTAATCTCTTTGTCGATGAGTTTATTCTGTTCGACAATCTCATCATCAGTCTGACGAAGAATCTTTCTACGCAGATAGTCTTGAGAGAAGTACTTACCAACATAAGGTTCAGCTTGTGCCAAGTTACCCATGCGGTTTTGGAACAGTTCGGCCTCTTTCAGTTCTGCAAAGTGATTATCATAAATGTAATCGAACTGAATATGTTCGGAAACAGAAGGCCAATCTTCTGCGGCGATTACGTTCTTCAGAAGAAGTTGAGTCTTCAACATGTCAAGGAACATGTTAGAGAATCTCTTGCGAAGACGACCAACAAACTTGTTAAAACGAAGTTCGTCTCTCAAAATTTCTGAGGAACGGCCAAGGTTGAAACCACCTTCTCCACCGAGACGGGTTTCGGGCACACCCAAGGCCTTATAGAGTTTCTTTTGGAAATACTCAATATCAGTGATTTCACCTAAGTTCTGCCCGCCAGGAAGGGTAGAGATTTCTGTACCGCGCCCTCCCTCGCGGCGTGGAAGCCAAAAGTCTTCCAACATGGACATGAATTTCTTATCGTCTCTAACTTCACCCGTGTTAGCATCATATACAAGTTTAGAACGATAACGGTTCATGACTTCACGAAGGTATTGTTCAGCCTTTACCTTCGGAAGATTACCAACGTCAATGTAGAAAATACGACGTTCTGGAGCCCTGGACAAACGATAGATTACAAGTGCATCTTCAATCATTCTCAGTTGATTGAGGGCTTTGATGCCTTTATGCAACCAAGAAAGAGTTGTATGTTTGTTTCTGTCTACAAGACCAGATGTGCAATATGTGATCGCATCCTTTGCAATTCTTACTGCTCCAGACTTTGTACCAGATGCAGTTGGCAAATAACCCTGGCCAGACTTACCAGAGTTGGGATTATATTCAAAATACTCCTCAATAATAGGAGACGTTGCAATTGTATCTCTATTACTGTCTCTTAGTAATGGTGAATTATTATCTTCTTTCTTCTGCTTACGAACATACTTAATCTTAAGTGCGTCAATAAATCGAAGTTCTTGAATACCGTCCTGGGGTTTCTTCAGGTCGATAACTTTATGATAATAAACACGCCCATCGACGTACCAGTTACGGAACAGTTCGTGGGCTTTACTGTCAAAGTCTAAAAGATCTTTGATATATTTAAATTCTTTGCGAATGACTTTCTTGAGATTGTCACTCACGTTGAGATTTTGAAGATCAATCTCAACAGGGCTATCGTTAAGATCGGAGACAATCGCTTCGTTTACAATATCTTCAATGGCCTCATCGCATTCTGGATGCAGAGACATTTCTCTGTATCTCTTGATAAGGTCATATTCGTTACGAAAGACACCTTCAATATCAACATATTGGCCATAAAAACCACTACTTACATAGTAGTCGGACGCATCCGCCTCATTCTGCGGAACAGGAGTTACCGCTGAAGGAGGCAGATTATCGCCGTCGGCCCCTTGGATTGAAAATCCAAATAATCTACCAGCCATTTTATAAGTACGTTGTCTATAGGTTTATTTATCAGCCTACGACAACCTGGCCATTCGCATTCAGAGCTTCCCACCACTGAACTTGCATCTCAACAGCAAACTCTTCAACCACGTTGTTTTGATCGTAGGAGAGTTCGATTGGAGCAACTTGAGTTGGGAATACGCCGTGGAAATGATACGAGCGCAGAATGGGAATGGTTTGACCAGTTTGAACAGGTGCAGTAGTCGAACTTGTGACAGGAGCACGACCCAGTTGATGAACGTAAGCTTCCTGTTGATAAACGGTAGGATCTACTTCACCACCGTTATCAGAAACCTTGTTGATCATGTTCATCCACTTCTCAAATGCATCGCGCAAAGAGAAGTTGCTGTCGTTCAGGACTGTAATCGTCCAAGTGTCAAAAGTTCTTTCACCTGCAATCTTCAGTTCACGACCTCTGAAAGGAACAGAGATTGGAGTGATGTTAGAAGCAGGAAGGTTTGCACCTTTTACTAAGAAGCGAGTCTTGTCACTGATATCGTTGTCATCAATGGCAAGTGCGGGGAACTTGAGTTCCACCTCAAAGAAGTTAGGGCGAACGCCGCCGCCCAACATCTTCGATTTAAAGGTATCCAGGGTTCTCGCATTAGCCCCTGTGTTAGGGATTTGCTGAGGCATTTTACTTTAAGCTCCTGTTAATTGGATCGAATGAACAACGTTATCAGACAGTGCCGACAACTTCTTCAAAACTGATACCTGTGCGTGTTGCAACAAATGTCAGTCCGATGAAGTTGATCGAACGTGCAGGTTTGATGAAGATATCAGCACGGAATTCGTTCGCGTCAATAACATCAGGTGTGTTATTGGTTTCATCACAAACAACCAGGAATTCACTAATACCTCTCTTAGCCTGTACATCGCGCAGGTATGGTTCAGTAATATTTACAAAGTTTGCGCGGGTGATCGCGTCATTGAACTCAAAGAGTTGTGCGCGAGCGGCTCTCTCAATCGCAGTTTCGATTGTGAGGAACAGACGACGAACGTTGATTCTGTCGAATGCGGAGACATAGGCCAGTGCAGTCTTGTCACCGAAGAGGATAACTCCAGATCCAGGTGCCGCAATGATTGGGTTGATTCTCTTGCTGTAGAGAAGATCTCTCTGTGCTTGAGATGGGTTGTATGCAAGTTTGACCGCGTTGTTGACAACACCGCGAGAAGTACCTGCGGGCGAGAACCATGGGAAAGAATTCTGTGAGGTTCTTGCCATCATTCCAGCAACGTCAGCGTTACATGGGATGTAACGGAACTTGTTAGCGAAACGATCGAAGGTGTACTTATAACCACTATCAAGAACTGCATAGGAAGAGGAACTTACCTGATCCATCGTCTTGATGATGTTATCGGTCTGAGTGTCAGACTGACTAATAGGAACATCGGTTGCGAGAACGTCTGCTCTTGCGGGAGAAATAACTGCAACACAGTCCTTTCTTTGATCTGCGATAGAGATCAGTTTGTTGGCCTTACCAACGGTCTCGTCTCTAGAAGCAAGACCAGGACCCATGATCAGATAGTTGACTGGATACTCTCTTACGTTTGCAAACTCATCATAGGCAGTCATCAGATCGCCCAGAGTTGCGGTGTAAGTTGGAGAACCGTAAGAACCACCGTGATCTAAACCACCTTGTAAGTCATAGGTGGATCTACCGATACCAGAGAAAGTGATACCTTGTGCATCTTGACCCCATGCACCTGCAGCAGCAGTGAATGCAGTGTTACCGTTGGAGAATCCAGTTGGAGATCCAAGAGGTGCATAACCAGCGAAGAGGTACTCGGAGTTGTCTGCGAGATAGTTCTTGTAGAAGATAGGAGAGTTGAATTGAACTGCATCCTTGGCCTTAGACAGACCAGTGAACTTCTCAAGAATCTGACCAGAAGTACCAGACTCTTTACCAGTGTCATCAACAACTACGACGTTGATTTCGTCGAATCTTGCGTCACGCCCTGCTGCGTAGTTAGAAGTACCAGGTTTTCGAGCAACGTTCTTCCAGAAGACAGTAGAATTGCTGAGACCCAGAGTCTGAGATTCGTACCAGTCTTTAGCAGTGCTAGGAGTCAGTGCAGAACTTGTAGTAACTCCAGTTACAAGGAAGATCTCACCAGAGATTGTATCACCCAGTCTACCCAAGTCATTTGCTTGGAATCCTGCAATCGCATTGACTGCGAGGTTTGTTGTGGTTCCGTCTCCGGCCTCTCTGATTGTGGTTGCAGCACCTGCGTTGGTGTAAACACGAACCGTTGCACCATCATTGTGGCTGCCTGCAGTTGTGTTATCCAGACCTCTGGTCGAGAATCCAACGAAGTTAGTAGAACTATTGATGGTTTCACCAATACCAATCAGTTCTGTACCCAATCGAATAATGTTTCCTGTTCCAACACCGATGGTATTAAGACCAACCGTGGAGGAGACGAACATACCAGTTGCACCAGCACCAACAGAACCACCACCCTGTTGGTCAACAGTGATGCTCGAACTGGTCAGGTCATAACGGAAGACCGTTGTACCAACACCAACATTTGCTTGAGTGTTACCTGCAAGACTTCTTGTTACCTGAATTGCGTTAGTTGCAGAAGAAGATGCACCAACAATACTCAGAGCAGAAGTTGTCTTGAACTCGTATGCACCACCTTTAGTGTAATCTGCAAGAGTTTCAGTTCCTGCGGCCGATACTTGATTGGTTACCTTCAGATCAACTGTAGATCTACCAATACCAGTAACGATACCCTTCAGATATCCATTGAGTGTAACCGAAGTACCGATACCACCGACTTGAGCACCGTTGAAGGATTGAGTTACCGCAGCACCAACAGCAATACCAGAAGTATTGATACCAGTTACAGTTTGGTCAGCTCTTGCGTCAATGACACAAACCTTCAGACCGTTACCCCAAGTACCAGGGTTTTTGGCAGCCCAGTACCATTGAGTTGCACTATCATAGGCATTATAATAATCTTCGGTATTTTTGATTTTGAGTGAAACAGAAGATCCTGCACCCGTCGCAACAGCAGCGTTAGCGTTATTGAGGGTAGCTGAATCGGATCTTACAACTCTCAGGGCACCACCATAAGAAAGGTAAGAAGAAGCACTCATCCAGTATTCATAGTTACCGTCCTTCGACTCACCGAAGGTGTCAACTAAGTCTTTTTCGTTCTCTACAAGGGTAGGTTCGTTGATGGGACCCTTGCAAAAAGGCCCGGCGATGGCACCAGTTTGGTCGCTAACGCCTGTAATTCCACCACGGGTCAGATCGACCTCTTTTACCTTAATCCCAGGAGATACTAAGCCTAAACCAGCCATCTGATTTCCTCTAGAAATTTCAGTGTTATCTGATTTTATTTATTGTTTAGCACCTTTTCAAATGGGGAAACTGGACGTGAACTACCAGTCAGGGTACTCCCATTTATCAAAAACCTTATTCGTCATCCTACTTATAGTGATTCTCTTTTTAGTACACTCCTTACACTCATAGGAGTAAGCTGATGGATATGATCCTCTATCTTTACGAGTCAAATAAAAATCTTCAATAAGACTCTTCCGTTCATTACAGACCCTGCAGGTCCTCTCAACAAACAGAAGATGTTCTAGATCAAACTTATCTCCAAGATCCATCAATAATACTCCCACATGTAACTCATGTCTCCATATGTGGAATTCATGTCATCCAAATCAGTCTTTCTCCATATCGTGCCATCTTGATCGGTCACAGAATCATCGTCTAGACCATCACTAATGAAACCAAATGGAGCCATGTCCTGTTCTATCTGGTCACGTTGATCTTCATACAATCTCTTACGAACATCTTGATCCGTAAGTTCTTTAAAATAATCTTGTGCAACTAACCATGCATATATGACCAGACACATTGCAAGGTCATCATTACATCCGTCCTCAGCCTCAAATGAGTTTCTCTTGTGGATGAATGTTGTAAGTTCAGAAAGGATCTCATAATCCTTGAATAAAATCTTATCGGCCTCAATCATTGTCTTGAGGTTTGAACAACCAACAGCTTTCACTGCCTTGGACATCTTCAATCCAAGTTGGGTCTTCTTACCAGAGAATCCTTGTCCCACAATCTGTCCTGCACGACCCCTCATGGAACACTGGAGGAGGTTTGGATACTCCAGGTCATAATTTAAGATGGCAGCGATCTGATCACCAATATCGTTGACCTCACATAATACCCATGCGTTGTTGTATGCCTTCACCGCGTCGAAAATAATCGATGGGAACAACATGGGTTTGATTTCATTATTTCTATATTTTGCAACTACCTTATGAGGATACTCAGTAATATCGACAACAACAAAAGCAGAATAATCTTGACCACCACCTCGCGCAACGTCAACAGTACAAACGTAGTCGTGATTTTCGATGGGTTTTTCGTAGACATCTAGTCCGTTACCTGATTGAATTGGTTTTTCATATACCAATGATCTAAGTTTAGC